GGGTCATCATTTGCAGCCTGTAGCTGACGAGCGAATGACGGTGGTGCAGTCATGATTTGTACATTAGGCTCACCGTCAGATAAAACGATGATGTTAAAGGCGAACTTAGGACGAGGCTTGTCACCAGCAATGGTACATAGTGGACATTCATCGCCTAGGCAAACAAATGAACGACGGCCTTCCTTGATGGCATCAATCCAGTGCATTTCGTAAACTGCAAATGGCTCGTCCTGCATAAAGCGGACAAGTTGTGCCTGGTCGCTAAAACGGAAGTCAGTAGGGTAATCTGATGCTTCACGCTTTGGCTTTAGTGCTGAGGCAGCGGCTCCCCATCCTGACTGGACAGTAGTACCGTGCTTAGGTGCAATGTCAACGGTGTCTTCGGCTAGGTAGCTGTCTGCGTTAACGCTTGGTGAGTAGTTCATAATTTACTTTCTTTGTCTTGAGTCTTTCGACTACTTTTTTGTCTTGAGGCATCTGCCTACTATTTAATTATAGTGCATCTTTCCAGCGTTGCACAAGTGTTTCTGTTAAATCTTGCAACTCTTTCCATTCTACACGGGCGGTACCAAGAAGTTTACGATTTGCAAACTCTTCAATGGCAATCTCGATTAGACGACGAGTATAAACGCGATTTCCATTTACCTTTTTACCATTAAGTGACTTAGAACGCAAGCGATATGGAGCAATTGGTATATAACCTTTTTTCTCCCACAAACGGATAGTAACTACCTGCTTGTCTAACGCTTGAGCTAGTGCCTTAATTGTAAAAACCTCTGTTTCAACTCCCTTTAGAGTCTTAATGATGGGATTTGCATCCCAACCATTAGACTCACCGGAAGCTACTTTACGACGCTTATCTGCTACTGGAGTAGACTCACGACGTTTTTGCTTAGAACCAGGTGCGCGGTCAAGACCCTCAAATGCTTTGAGGATTTCTGCATCACTACGCATTCCTGCCATAATTACTTCTTTTTAGTTAAAAGGGCCCAAGTTACAGTGACAGGGAACATTTCATCCAACTGCTCTTCTGTAATCTTGTCTTGGTAATAAGCAGCCATTAGAGCGTCTTCGTTGATAACACGCTTCATCTCATAAACGTCATTACCAATACCGGTTTCTTCAATGATTTCATCTGCACGAAACTCGTTTAGCTTACGACTAGAGCGACGCTGCTTTTCAAGACGAACAATTCCATCAATTGGAGTTTCAAGGTCAAACTGAACATTGCCTTTGTCGTCTTCAAGACCGTCTTCCTCTAGAACAAGTAGGAGTTTCTCACGAAGCTCTTTTTGACGAGCCTCAAAGATTTCCATTGAGTTTTTGATTTTAATGTATTCGCGCACCTGAGAGTTAAAGTCGTCAGGGTTAGCGATGCGTCCCTCTTCGGGAATTAGATTTGCCATATTTGCCTCCTATATTAGTTTGTTTGTTAAGAAGTCTATCAGACTTCCAACACTTAAGTCAACTCCACCTTTAGAGTTGATATTGGCTCCGTCAAGGATTGCTCCTGCAACGTTACCCTTCTGCTTGAGCATATCATACTGCCGTTGCTCAATCGAATCTTTAACTAGTATATCTTGAATTGTAATTGTTGTCCAGTCGCTGGATGTACGATTTATTCTACCATTGCGTTGGACAGAAAGTCCAGAGCTCCAAGGCTGGTCATAGTTGACTAAGAGATTGGCTTGAGGTAAATCAACACCATAACCACCAGCATCAGAACTAACAAGAACTCGAATATTGGGTTGTGATTGAAAGGCTTCTTTCGCTTCTTCTTTTTGTTTGGCATTCATTTCTCCTGTATATGCTACCGCTTTTATATTGTTTTTTTCTAACTCTTTTACTATTGATGCTACTGAATCTAAATAAGAAGAAAACACTACAGCTTTGTATGAATCCTCAATATTTAAATGTTCTTTAAGATAAGTAATAGTATAGTCTAACTTGTTATTTCTAGTCAAACCTTCCAGTAGTTCACCTAGGGAATGTATGTACATACTTCCTCCGTTACCATCTTCAAAGTTTGCAGCACTTCTTATTAAAGAAGCAGGATTAGAACATAGCATTCTAAGGGCTGTAATTCTAGACATGATTTGCCCCCGTAGTTCATTAGCTGGGTCATTGGCATTAAACGTCTGACCGTAGTGAGCTGCAAGATTAAAGTTAGCTCCAAACATTTCCCGGGCATCCATTAACAATGAGTACAAGTCTTCTGCAATATGCTTATACACCTTAAAGGATTGGCTATCTAGATTAACTAACAACGGTTCTCGGTACACCGCATCCGGAAGGAACGGCTTGACATCTTCGTCTTTCTGAGACTTACGTACAGAATGCTTAGTTAGTAAATCATGCAAAGTCTGCAGATTTCGGTATCGCTGTACTCCACCAAAATGATTTCTAACAATAAAAGTTCGGTCAAACAAATCAAATCGTCCAAGAACTTTAGGGTCTACAAACTGCATAATAGAGTAGATTTCCTCTGGCTTACCGTTTTCAATAGGCGTACCTGTAAGAGCAAATCTTACTGGAATGTTCTTGGATAAATCTTTAACTTTTTTAGCTCGCTTGGCTCGAAATCCTTTAATAGCGGTCGCCTCATCGCAGACCACAGCATCAAAATCAAAAGTCTTGAGAACATCCCAGTCGTTCACCACCTGTTCGTAATTCATAATAATATAATCATGGTCATTGGCTTCATCATACTGTTTAAATCGCTGAGCCGGTGTGCCATCTATAACGATGGCTGTAGAGTCACTGAACTTAGTGATTTCTTTTTGCCATTGATACTTCAAGCTAGCAAGGCACAGCACAAGAGTTAGCTTAGGATTAAGGGCTTCGATAGCAGCGATAGTCATTGGGGTTTTACCCAGACCCATTTCGTAAGCAACAAGAATTTGCTTTTGGGTTACCATCTTTTTAACGGCATCAACCTGATACGGTTTCAGTGTGCCTTTGAACATATGCGGATTCTCCAAGTATTGACGATTTAGCGTTGGCAATACCCCACGCAATCTCGTCAGCCGTCAAATCACCAGGGTCTTTTGCTCCACCTCTAGGATAGCTGAAAAAGAACAAATTTAAACCGTATTTACGGGCCATCTTACGTAGTTCCTCTGAAGCTTTGTACCCAGCCGCATCTTGGTCAAAAGCAGCAATAATCTTGTCTGAACGCCTAAGTAGTTTTACTTGTTCTTCCGAGATTGACGACCCACAAATGGCCACCGCTCCAGTAACTCCAGCAGAAGCCATATGAGCAGTATCAAGGGGAGACTCAACCACAATAACAACATCTTCATTTTGATTCTCGATTCCAAATAGTGTTTTAGATTTTTGTAGACCACCGGGACGGTTAAAGAATGTGCGGTGCACAGTTCCCTTTTCCTGCCATCCCATAAGCTTATTGTTCTCTTGTTCACGCAAAGGTAGAATCCAGTTCTTTTTCTTGTCATCCCAAAGAATGCCATACTGCTCAGCAACCTCAGCAGTAATTCCACGCTTAGCTAATTCCTCAGCTGGTGGAGAAACAAAGACAGCAAGACGAGCCTCAGACATCTCCAAAGGCTTAGGGATAGCCTCGATACGATTAGGCAATGCCTGAATCATCTCAAGCAACTTCTCAACAGGAATCTCAGAAACCTGAGACAACCACAGACGAGCAGCTACATAATCGTACGCGTAGTCCTTGCCCCAGACATCCTTGTAAAACTCATTGATGTCGCAAACAAGTTGCAGCAAGTTACCCTTGTATCCACAAGAGAAACAGATGTGCATACCAGTCTCAGTATTAATCCACCAAGATGGGGAGTTGTCTGCACGTCCAGTACGAACTTGGTGCATAGGACACAGCGCATGTGACTCAACGCCACGCTCGTCATGCTCAATACCAAGAGCGTCAAGAACTAAAAGAACATCAACAAGCATTAGTATTTACCTGACCAAGGAGTACAGAACTTACAAGTACCGGCAGCACTCTCGTCGTGGAAACAACCAGTGTCCCACTTCCAAGTAATCGATGTCTCCGATGGGGGACAGTTACGAGCCTGAACAACCTTGAGAATACGAATTTCATCATCAGACTCAACCGGCTCTAGACCAAGAATAACATCCGAATCCTGGAAGAATGAAGACGAGTAACCAATTGAGTCAGCTGACACCTTGCCACCTTTCATCTTCCACAACAATGTTTGTGTTGTAACGACAACCGGAATGTTTAGCTTCTGTGCCACACGCTTCAATGCACGAGTAATATTAGTAAGCGCCTGTGGTGTGTTTGCATCGCCAGTCACCTGGTCCATCATCAAATAGACACCATCCACAAAAAGTACGTCCGGCTTGAGTTGTTCTGCTTTGGCAACGAGTGAATCTACAGTTAGTCCGTTAACAGCATCAACCAGATGAAACGGATGGTCAGTCTTCATGTCATCATAAAGCTTCAATAGACGGTCTTCTTCAGTTGCGTTCAACTTACCACGACGAAGACGACCATTAGAAACGTGTGCACGCATGGCGTCATGACGTTGAGACTGCTCACGGTTATTCATCTCAAATGACTGGAACATAGGCACCAGACCCGCCTCATGGACGTTTATGGCCATCTGTAGGGCAATCTGTGACTTACCAGTTTTTGGTGGAGCAATAACAGTAATCAACTGCCCACCCTGCAGACCTGCGGTAGCCTCGTCAATCTTTGAGAAACCTGTAGGAACACCAAGCATCTTGGCATTTACTAAGTCCTCGTACTCTTCCCAGCGACGGTCAGGGTCTTTGCTGAGGTCAACGTGAGTGGT